CCAAAGAAAAAGAAAAAGAAAAAAGGTTTATTAGGTATAGCTGTTGAAATGTTTAGACCTAAAACAATATCTGCTAAAGATGGTGGTTCCATAAATAAAAAATTATTAGATGAATTAAGAAAACGTAAACCTTCTGGAAGACTTAATGTAGACGATTTAAAAAGGTTGTTAAAACAAAGAAGAACAAAAAAACCTAAAAAAGATATTAACCGCTATGACGAATACATGAGAAGTAAAAAAAGCCCACCAAAAACAATGAAGGCTAGAGGTGGCGGAATAGCAAAACGTGGCATGGGAAGGGCAAAGTAATGGCAATAAGAAAACCAAAGAAAAAAGCTAAAAAAAATCCTTATAGACTATCAAGCGATAGACAACCTGGAATTGTTAAAGCAAATAAAGGTAAAAAAAGAAGAAGTATTAAAGATCTTTTAGATGATTTAAAGAAAAAAGGTTTTGGACCTTTTAATCCAGGAACACCCCGTAAAAGATTTCCAAAAATGGAACCTCAACCTTTTAAACCTAAAAGACCTAAAGATTTAGATAAGTATTATCAATTATTAAAAGCAAAACCAAAAAGTGGTCAAGCAAAACCAAAAGTCACTAAAAAACGTGGTGGCGGAATAGCAAAACGTGGAATGGGGAAAGCAAAATGAGTTTAAATAATCCAAAACCAAAATACATAAACGGATCAATGTATCCAAACGCTAAAATGACAGTTTCAAAAGATATGAACCCTTATGCAGGGCCTCATGTTAATAAAACTTCTATTGCAGATGTTTATAGCGCTACTATGGAAGGACCTAAAGTAAAACAAAACTTAGGTGCTGGGCCAAAAGGTCAACGTAGTAAGGTACAGATTAAAAAAGTAGCATTCAAAGGTTTATTTTAGTCGTAAAATAAGATAATTTATTTTTTTAAATAAAAAAGGAGGTTCTATGAACTTACTAAAAGATCTATGGGCACACATTAAAGAGTGGTCGGATTGGAAGATGAAAGACTGGATTAAGGCGGCTATTGTTGCAATAATAGTTATTATTGTAATAGGTCAATTAACTGGCGGGGCTGCTTAATGGCTTTTGGCCTACTTTCAGGTTTGTTAGGAGGCAAAGACGGAGCACTTAAACAAGTTGCTTCCGTTATCGATTCAATTCATACTTCAGAAGAAGAGAAATTAGATAAAAAAATTATTATGCAACGCATTCAACAAAAGCTTGCAGAAAAACAATTAGATGTTAATGCAAAGGAAGCCACTCATCGCAGCGTATTCGTTGCTGGGTGGCGACCAGCGATTGGCTGGTGCGGAGCCCTTGCTCTGTTCTTCGCTTTTATTCTATCTCCCTGTATTGATTGGTATGCAAAATTTTCAGGTATGGATATTGTTCCACCTGCCATAGAAACTGGGCCCCTTCTAGCAATTGTTACTTCAATGCTCGGCGTATCGGGACTCCGCACTTTTGAGAAGGCACGAGGAATTGCTAAGTAATGGGTAAACTTTGTGCAAAAGGTAAAGCAGCGGCTAAACGTAAATTTAAAGTATATCCAAGTGCATATGCTAACATGTACGCAAGTTCAATTTGTTCTGGCAAAACAGTTGAGGGTGGTAAAAAGAAAACAAAGAAAAAAGCTGCTGGAGGAATAATCTCTTCTAATAAATTATCTCAACAAAGAAAAAAAGTATCTAATTATAACCAAGGTGGTGTAGCTAAAGGCTGTGGCGCTGTTATGGAAGATAGAAGAAAAGTTACTAAGAGAAGGTAATGTCTTTACGAGAATGGGTAAAAGAAAAATGGGTTGATATAGGAGCTCCTAAAAAAGGTGGCGGTTATAAACCATGTGGAAGAAGTAAAGGCGAAAAAAGAAAAGGTTATCCAAAATGCGTTCCTGCTGCAAAAGCAGCGAGAATGAGTAAATCACAAAAAACTAGCGCTGTAAAAAGAAAAAGAGCTGCTGGTAATCCTGGTGGTAAACCAACGAATGTAAAAACATTTAAAGCAAGGTCTGGTGGATTAGCTCGTAGAGGATATGGAATAGCGATTCATTAATGCCTTTCCGTTCAAAAAAACAAAGAGCATACTTATACGCAAACGAACCAGAAATTGCTAAGAGTTGGGCAAAAAAACATGGGAATAAGGTTGTAAAAAAGAAAGCAGGAGGTTATATAAAGGTTACACCAAGAGGATTTGGAAGAATGTTACCTAATAAAAGACCCAGAACAAAGATATATACATGACATACGACGAATTAGCTGGTTCCGTAAAATTATCCGAAGGCTTTAGAGATCACGTTTACATAGACACGGAAGGTTTTCGCACAATAGGCTGGGGTCATAAAGTAGTACACGAAGATAATTTTGAAGATGGTAAAACATATACCAAAGAAGAACTGCAAGAAGTATTTGATAAAGATTTAAATAATGCAATAGGTAAAGCTAGAACACTCATGGAAAATAATGGTGTTACTGATTTGCCTACAACTGCGCAACATACCATTACCGAAATGGTATTTCAGCTTGGCCCTACAGGCGTGTCCAAGTTCCGTAACATGTGGAAATGCCTGCAGGAAAGCAATTTTATTGGTGCGAGTTACGAGATGCTCGACTCGAAATGGAATAAACAAACTCCAAATCGCTGTAAAAAATTAGCTGACCAAATGAAATCATGCGAATAGAAAATTTTTTTACTTATTATAAAAAAGAATTAATTGCTAGACAAACAGCCGTAGAACAAGCTATATTACAAGGCGTTCCAAATTGGGACGAATATAAGTATTTAACGGGAAAGTTAGACGCTTTAAAACAAGAAGTACAGGAACTCACGGACCTGCTAAGAAAAACGGAGCTATACGATGAATAAGACAGCAAGTAAATTAATCATGCCAAAACATATTTGGGATGGTAAGAAAAAAGAGAAACAAAAGAAAGACATAGAAAAAGTACCTCAACCAACAGGATACCGTCTTGTTTTATTTCCTTTAAAATTAGAAGGTAAAACAGCAGGAGGCGTACTTCTTACAGATACTGCTATCGAACAAGCTTCGATTGCTACTAATATTTGTAAAGTTATTGCCGTAGGTCCTGATGCTTATATGGATAAAGATAAGTTTCCTAATGGTGCGTGGTGCAAGAAAGACGATTGGATTATCATTACAAAATATGCAGGAGCTAGACTTAGCATTGATGGTGGTGAACTTCGTATAATCAACGACGATGAAGTACTGGCAGTTGTCGAAGATCCCCGAGATATTTTGCCAGCTAATTTAATGTAACATGGAGAACTCTATGCAAGAAGTACAAACAAATAAATCAGAAAAGTTAGTTCCTATAGATACATCAGGAGATGCTGTAGATATAGAATTAAATGATTCAAATGATGAAGTTCAAGTTGAACAAACAACAGAAGAAACTCCTCAAGTAGAAGTACAGGAAACTCAAACAGAAACAAAACCAGAAGAGTTAGAGGAATATAGTGTAGGTGTAAAAAAACGAATTGATAAACTTACTAAAAAAATGCGCGAAGCTGAAAGGCGAGAACAAGCGGCTATTGAATATGCTAAAAAAGCACAAGAAAAATTAAAGCACGCAGAGTCTGTTGGTATGACAAAAGACCAACGAAACATTGAAGAAGGTACAGCAAGAATAAAAACTCAAGAAGAGTTTACTAAAAGAGCTATGGAAGCTGCTATTCAAGCACAAGATGTTGAAAAACAAGTTGCTGCACAACAACAAATGGCTAAACTTGAGTTAGAAAAAGAAAAAATAAAAGTTTCTCAAAGACGATTAGAAGCTGCTAAAATAGCTCCTAAAGAGGAAGAAGTTTCTTTTGATAATCAAGTTCAAGAACAACAATCACAACAACAAGCCACTAGACCAACTCCTGAAGCAGAGGATTGGGCTGAATCTAACCCTTGGTTTAACAAAGATAGAGTAATGACAGCCTCTGCTATGGTAATTCATCAAGATTTAGCAGAAGAAGGGTTTGACTTAAACGGTCAAGATTACTATAATGAAATTTCTCGAAGAATTCGAAAAGAGTTTCCTCATAAATTTGAGGATAAGTCGAAACCTACTCAAAAAGTAGCTTCGGCTGTGAGAACATCGTCCACTGGACGCCGCACTGTGAGACTCACACCTTCACAGGTAGCTATCGCAAAAAAACTTGGTGTGCCGCTCGAAGAGTACGCAAAACACGTGAAGGAGGCGTAATATGACTACAG